TTTCCTTGATATCCCATATCGTGTAATAACGATTCTAATTCTCTTGCATCTGTTTTACTTTTTGTTTTATAAAGTATTCTATGATTACTACAATCTCTATTGTATAATGATTTATGATTTTGAAATCTTAAATAAATTTGATTTGTAACTCCAACATAATTGTAATCTTCTAATAAATAAACACTATAATAATCAGATTTATATTTGTTCATTCTTTCCTTTTTTTCTTTTAGTATCCTTTCTCTATTTTCAAGATACCATTTTCTTTTTTGCTCTTTTTTATTCATCTGTATATTCTTTACACGTCCAACGATTCATTTTTATCCTACGTTCCTCACATCCGCAACTCTCGTATCCGAGCCACTCAACTGCTACTATATAGGCCCAATAATGGCCATTACCAAATGTGATTTTGTCAATAATCCATTCAACTCTATCACCTAATCTTATTTTACAACCAAAATTCTTCATTGTGTCTTATATTTCTTAAATCTGTATTCATCCATTTATCATTTATAGATGTATCAAATACTACTTCTTTGTTTTTCATGTAATATATATTTTTTATTATTCTTCTTACATGCTGTTCACTACAATTCCATTTCTTTGCTACTTTTGCAAAAGCTTTTAAGTTTTTAAAATCTTCAATTACCTCATCTCTATAATTTCTTAAATATCTTCTACCATTTTCTTTACTTAATTTTTTAGCATACTTCATAAGATTTTCTCTTCTTGTTATAACTTGTAAGTTATTAACATTGTTGTTATGAGTATTACTATCTTTATGGTCTATCTCTTTACCTTTAGGTATTTCACCAACAAAGTTCTGATATACTAATCTATGTATATACTGCAATTTACCCCTTTGTTGTGTTTTACCATTTATTAAAACTTTTCCTTTTCTTGAATCCTTGTTAAACAATCTTACTTGAAGATATTTCTTTTTACTTTGTGATACCTTTTGTGGTTTTAACTTTCTTGGTTTCTTTTGTTTTGTAGACCAGATATCACCATTTGAAGTTACATAATAACCAGGATAATCTGGTATTTCTAATCCTAATTTTTTATTCATCTTTCAATTCATTTAGATATTCTACTACTTGTTTCCTTATGTATTGTTTAAGAGGGTTTTTAAACGATATAAGAGTTCTTTTTACCCATAACCATTTTATCCCCTTAAATGTAATATATCCTATTGTAAAGGAACCTATTACTGCTAATATTAATTCTATATTATTCATCATTTTTGTATTTATTTTTGTTAAATGTCAATTGCATATTTTTCTTAATTAATTTTATATCTTTAGATATATGCACTCTATTGATATTATATTTTTTACTCATCTTTCTTTGAGATGTACCATTTATAAAATGTTGAGTTGCTAATTCTTTCTGATAAAAAGGTAATTTACCTATGTATATCTTCACATCTTTTGCAAATGCATCTACATCTACTTTAGGTTCGGTTTCTACTTTTATATGTTGATGTCTATCTTCCAATGGTTGTAATTGGTTAGATTTTCTATACTTTAAGTGAAAAGGTGATGTAGATGAGTTATATTGTATGTAGGCCATCTTAACCAAGTAGTGTTGTACTTTATCATCAAGTAATAGTTGATGTGTGTAATCAGGTCCTTTTTCTAATAAAGATAAAACACAATCTGATATTAAATCATCTGTATTTGAATGGTTTCTTGTTACTGCCTTTATCTTTCTTTTAATCTCACCGAAATGGATTTGTATGTAATTGTTTATATTCATTTATACTCCTTTGTAAATATAAATATAAGAAAAAAAAGTTTTCATAAAAAAAACCAGCTATTTTCATAACTGGTTTTCTATTTAACAAGTAAAAAATAAAAAATTGCTCAAATTATTAAATTTGAGGAATATATGAATAAATATAATAAAAAAATAAAATTTATAAATTTATTCTTTTTCAACTGCACCCATAGCGTTTTTCGCTTTCTCTAAATGTGCTGAATCAATTTCGTGTTCTTTTCCGTTTATAATTACTGTTACTTTTGCCATAGTTTTTTCTCCGTTTAAATTATTAACTTATTACTCCCCAAGATGTTCCATTGTGGAAATATAATGATGAACCTGATACAGATAAATCACCTAATGCTCCTGCTGGTAATGGGTCTTGTGCTGCTAAGTTTAATACTCTCTTAATACTTACTTTATCATCTTTTGCAACTTCCATCCAAGAGTTCCAAGTATAAGAACCATTCCAATCTTGTAGTTTAAATCCATTGAATGAATCATCACCAATTACTCTAAATCCATTATCATAAGATGATGAATAAGCGTTCATGTATAATTCAGTTGTTTTACCTTGTTGTCTTGTTACCGAATATGAAGTTGATTCATTATATTCGTTAGTATTACCTTTAAATTGTGCAACTGCATTAGCATTTACTTCTAATAAATGATTAGCACTTGGATTATCGATAATTAATTTTTCAGCGTTTACAGTTGTGTTACCACTTAAGGTAGTTTCTCCGCTAGTAACATTTAAACCACCAACAACTCCAGCTGATGCTGAAATTGGTGTATGGAATTCTACTCTACCATCACTCCAATTCGTACTATCTTGGAATGTGATGAATGTGTTGTAACCACCTCCACCAGCTCCATAGAAACCGATTTGTGAATCACCTGTTCCAACTGCTGTGTTAACATCAATTGCAAATCCAAAATCTTTTGTATATGCTGAATTAAATACATTAAATCCATATTGATTTGACATAATCATACCTTGTGAGTTATCTCCTTTTAGATTACCCCAAGTATCACCAAATGTATAAAATTTAGAAGTACTGTTATTGATTAAAAAATCATTTTGTGCTGTACCAACTGTAAATTGTACATCTGAACCGCTTTGGAATACCGAACCAGTAATTGTTTGATTACCATTAAAAGTATTAGTAGTTGTAGATGCATAAGATGAAGTTGCATTAATTAAACTCGTTACAATGTTGTTTTTGTTGTTAAGGTAGAAGTATCCAATCCATCAACTGTTACAGATGCTGATTCATAAGGACTAATTCTATCTACATATAATCTACTCATAATTGTTTTTCCTTTTTATTTAAATATTGTTTTTTTTTATATTATTTTTAATTTAATTTTGTCCATGTTGTACCGTTACTCCAATACAAATTAACATTTCCTGAAGAACCACTTGCCGCTAACCTTCCACCAGGTGCACCAACACTTGGTAGTGGGTCTTCCTGATTAAATTCTATATATTTTACATTTCCTATATTTGTTTGTTGCAAGCTTATACCACCAAAGAATGCAACTGGACTATCAAATGGTACAGAAGCACCAAAAGAACCATCAGTAACAATTCCTGAACCAGAACGAAGAATTAGGTTTCCATAAAGACCTAAATTTCCTGTTCCATTAGGATATTGAGATGGTTGACCAATTTCTAATCCGTCATAAGCTGTAAGTGAACCAGATACAGTTTGATTTCCGATAAATGTATTTGAACCAGTTGTTGCAAATGAACCTGTATCAAATGATTGTGCTGGTATTTGGATATCAAATGTTGATGTATCTTGTTTAGTAAATGTTAGAGTTTGTCCACTAATAGATGCAGTTTCAAGTAAAGTACCTAATTGTGGTTCATCAAATACAGATAATTCACTACCACTTCCAATAGTTACAGTACCTGCAAAGGTTACATCACCAACTACTAAAGCATTACTATTTTCTCCAATAATTACATCATCTGTTATTGTTTGTGGATTTACTATTATATTTGATTTTGCGATTGATGAAGATACACTACCTTGTATATCTACTGATGTTTGTTTCGAACCAGTTGATGCTGAAATAGTTACTTCTGTACCTTTTAATGATAATTGTGATTCTGAACCACCACTTTGTGCTGGGAATGAACGATATGCTTCATATGTAGGTTCAATATTTGTATTATGTTTAATAACAACATCTGAATTAGAAGATGTATCATTATTGTAAATACCTACACCACTAGCAAGACCTGGTCTATATCCAACTTCACCCCAAGAACCACTAATTTTTTCTGCACCTAAATCTGTTAATCCAGTAATCGTTTGTACTCCTCTAATTGCAGAATTAGTAAACTTACCTTTTGCTGGATTAACTCCACCTTCAATCGTAATAGGTGATTGGTCACCAGGACCAGATGTTATAGTAACTGCTTGTGATGATGTATCAGCAACTGCTAATGTACCACTAATAATTTGGTTACCATTAAATGTATTAGAACCAGTTGTTGCAAATGAACCAGTAGATGTTGGAGTTGCTACTCCATTTACATTACCTACCCATATTTGTCCTTGTGGTATATTAGGAACATCATTACTTCTACCACTACCTTGTATTACTAATTCTCCTTCTGTTGCATTTATCTTTGCGGCTATACCAATGTTTTGTATTAAACTTGAACCAGCTGGTTTTGTTGCAGTTAATCCACCATTGATATCAACATATACTGCAGCTCCTGCAACTAATCCACTTGTATCTATATTTTCTAATCTACCAGCAATGTAACATTCACCAGTTGAGTTATTTGAAAGTTCTTCATTTAATACACCAATTGCTGGCATTAACGAAGGATTATCTGCTGATGCAGATACTATCGTAATGTTTTCTCCTTGAACGCCTGTTGCCTTTACTGCAGTTCCTGCAGGTAATGTTACACCCGATGTATTCTTTACAGTAATTACTAAATCTTCTGCTTGTATAGATGCTGATACATTATTTACTTCAATACTAAATTGTGATGCATCTCCTTTTGTAAATGTAATAGTTGCATCTGCTACTGATGCTGTTGTAAGAAGTGAACCTGTATCAGTAGTTCCACCTCCACTACCAGAGATGCCTGTAAGATTACTACCATCACCATAAAATGTGGAAGCTGATACTGAACCTGTTACTTTTATATTTTCTATTAAAGAACCAGTTCCATCTACTAAAAAATCATTATCATTCTTTTGTAGCAGTTGTTGGAATGAAGCTGATATTGGTTGATTTGTTAAGTTATAATTTGCCATGTTATTCTATCCTCTTATTGTGGTAAATATTTGTATCGTGAATTCACTACTTTTATTCCCATTTGTTCTATGTTATCTCTAATTGTTTTTCTAAATACGATTGGAGATTTAAATTGTACTGATGCATCTGGATATATATCATCATTTGTTTCAGTTCCATACTCAGGAAATAAATCATTGTTGAAACACAAGTAATCTACCAATCTTTCAGAAAAGTATTCAGCTTTGTTTTTTACTGATTGTCTTTTCTTATCATATACTAACATATCCACAGAAAGTGAGTTCTCTCCTCCTTGTGGTTGTAGTAATCCATTGTTTCTAGGTCTTAGGTATATTGATTCTAATGATTCATAATAAGACCAGTATAATAAACTATCTTGTACATAATTATCTACAAGAGTTTTGTAATTTCCATCTAAAGTTCCACTATTTACATCATCAATTACTTTATCATATAATTTTGTTCCTAACAAACGAGTGATATGAATTATCTGTGCTTCTCTTATTGTTGATTTAATAAGAGCAGGGTCTAAGTTATTGTTTATATCTGTAAATGCTTTTACTTTAGCTTCTGATATAAGTAATGTATTTTCCATTATATTATCTCCTCGTTTTTAGGTTCTTCTTGAATGTTTACGATGTTTTCTTCTATACCATCTTCTAAAATAGTATCTTCACCTGCTTCTGCATCTACTGATGTTACTACTTCTGTTTCATCACCATCCTCAAATATTCTTGTAGTTTCTACACCAAGTGTTACATCTATTCCATTTACCTTAAATATATCTTCAAATACAGTTAAGATATCTGATTGCATTGGTTCAATTACTGTTTTTTGGAAGTGAGCATAAGCTTCTAACATTTCTGTTCTTCCTCCTAATTGTCCTTCTGTTTTAATACCTAAAATCATAGGAGATGTAATCCTATGAGATGTAAGTATCTTTTGAGTGACCATATCATTAACAGTAGTGTAGTACCCATCAGCACCATTTTGTGGTATTGGTGTGATGACAGGTGCTTCTTCTTTGTTAGCAACATCCATATAAATAAGAGAACCAGCATTATCACTTCCTGCATAAGCATCTCTTAATTGTTGTTCTATGATTCCTCTTTCTTCATTATCTGCATTTGTAAATGTTGTAATTGATAACGAAGGAGCTAATCCATTTTTAATATTGTTTTTGTGGAAATTATCTATTTCTGCATCAAGTGCTATAATATTTAGACCTGAATGATAATCTGGTAGAGGATAATACCTCATACCTGGTTTGTAATTTCCAGCATATATCATTTGTGATGGAGATGTTCTATCTAACTTATTGAATCTAGGTATATAAGTTAAATCTTCTTTTGGTATTCTTAATCTCCCTTTATTTTCAAATGCAGATGAAATATAATATCCTGGTACAATTCCTCTGTGATTCATCTTATGTGCTCTGATGTAAGAGAAATCTACATGATATACTTCTGCAATTTTTGTTCTATCGTTAGACCATATTACTTCTAATGCAAAACCACCAAACATTGCTTTATCTAAAGCAACTTTTTTGAATACATCATTCCAACTTTCACCTTCTTTGTTTGCATGTTGTAAGATTGATTCATCTTCTGCAATTAATCCTTGTCCAACAATACCATCTCGTTTTGATGATATTGCAGTACCATTTATAGAAGATTTGTTGTAAAGCTCAATTATATATTGTGGAAATTCATTTCCTTCCCCATAATATACAACATCTCCTTTATCATCCTCAAATACCTTTGATGTAGGATAATAATAATCTCCATACTTTGGTATAATAGTTAATTTATGTTTCTTTAATTCTTTCATTACTATCCTTGATATATTGTAAATTTAGCATCATCGTTAGATGTTATGTAAAGTTTTTCTTCTGGAGAAACTGAACCTGATACAAACATTCTATCTTTACCCATTATAACTGAGTTGTTTGATGTTGGTAAAAAAGGATTACTCCAAGTTCCTTCAGTATCTGTCCATAATGGTGTTGCTTCCTTCCAAATATAGAAAGGTCTAATACCATATCTAAAACTTATTTCGTATGTTGTTCCTGATTTAACATACATTTCACCAAGATTTGTAGTTGAACCTGTAACAAGTGTGATTGGAGTTCTTCTCCATCTATTGTTATTTAGTTCTAAACTTGCTGTTGCAAATGAACTTACTTCCGAAGAACCACTATCATTTGCTAAAGTTTCATATGCAAGAATATAGTTTGACTTTGAACCTGTTGGTGGATTTACCCATGCAACAACCTCATATGGCCATACTAATTCATTTACTTGGTTTTCTTTTACTGTTTGCATATTCTACTCTATTATATTATATAAAAAAGATAATAGTGGGAGAAATAAATCTCCCACTTTATCTTCAATCACTCTTATTGTGAAACAGTTATTCCTGTTAACGCACCACTCAAGCTTGAACCAGAGATAAAATCTGCTGGTTGTGGTTCTTGTGCAGTGAATGTTAAGGTGTATCCGTTAGCATCACCTAAAGCAGTTCCTGACTGACCTTGTCCTGCGTTTAATACAGCACCGTTTCTTCTACCTACATAAATAAACTTCTCAGATGCAGTATCATTGTTTGTTTCAACAACGATTTTTAAATCTGGATTCTGAGCAAGTATTTTTACTTGGTTTCTAGTATCGGTTTGTAATTTCGCGAACGCGGCATTTATCGTAGCCTCATAAAAGACTGTTTGGTTTTCAGTTGAACCGTTGATTGTTTCTGTGAAATCAGATGTTCCCCTTTGTAAATCAAACTGATAAAATACTCCTGTCCCATCAATATCAGATATTTCGTTAGAAGTATCTGTAATAGATGAAACTGAGCCAGAGAGGATGTATATTGCTTTAATCCCACCGGTATTGTCTCTACATCCTAGAGCAAATCCACTTGTAATATCACATGCCATAATTTATCCTCCTTTAAGTTAATGATTATAGGTTGTTGGTTACCCAAAAAGATGGGAAAGCAACTTGAACACCTAATTTAGTTACGATTCTATGTTTCAATTGGTCATCGTTGATATCATACCATAATTGGAAGTTATCAAGGTCTGAAATTAAATCAGTACCAATTACGATGTGTCTAGCTGGACCAGTTACGATTCTGTTAGAACCTGCTAATCCTACTGTACCAACAACTCTTAAGTTAGCAAATGGGTGCATTGCTGAAAGTAATGAACCTCTATTCTCTACCGTGTTAGGGTCATAGAAATAGTTGTTTGCTTTTCTTAATCCTACGATGTATTTTCTAAAGTTAGCGATTGACATAAATACTGTTAAGTCATCTCTATCTTGTACATCTACTGATAAGTTCTCTAATTGCTCATCAATCTGGTCTAAAATGTTATCAGATGTTGGAGCTGATTGAGATACGAATACTGCATCAGATGAACCTGAAGCTAATAGTGTATTAAGACCATTAACACAGTCACCACCACCAGTTGTAGCCGTCCAAATAAACTCATCGTTTTTCTTTTGGAAGTTAGCAACTAATTGAGATGCATATTCTTCTGCGAATGCATAAGTTTCAGGATAAGAACCTTCAGGTCCTAATAGACCAATATACTTCTTATCTAAATCTCTTAAACATAGTCCATCGTATGAACTTCTTTGACATACTTCCAAATCTCTTTGAGTATATGTTACTGAACCTGAAGGTGTAGTTATACACCCAAATCCGTCTTGGATTTGAAGGTCCACTTCTTGTAAATTTAGAGGTTCTTTATATTTAATCCCCTCTTTGACTGTTACATATTCCGCGGTAGAACCAGCGATTACTGATTTTACTAGGAACTCTCCAGCCAATTCATTGTTAAAATCTGCTAATGCAGATACATTAAATCCTGCCATGATTTTTCTCCTTATTTTTTGTTTCTAATTTTTAATAATCTTTCAAATTGTTTCTTCTTATCATCGTTAATTGGACTATAAGAATTATCAACTTTACTATGATTTCTGTTGTTAATTTCTGCTTTGGTTCTTTCCGCTGCAGGTGCTAAAGCAAACTCTTTAACTTTGGTTTCAGTTTTAGAAAAGTTTTTCTTCATCTCTTCAATTTCTTCTTTCATCTTATCTATTTCAGATAAAACAACATCAGCAATTGCTTTAATGATTTCTTCTTTTTCTTCTAATACTTCTTCTTCTTCTTCAAAGTTTTCTTCAGACTCATTTGTTTCAGTTTCAGTAGTTTCTTCTTCAGAGAAATCTTTTTCCTCTTCTGTAGCTACTACTTCTTCTTCAGCCGCTTCAATTTCACCTTCTGAAATTTCAACTATTGAACCACCTTCTGTTTTAATAAACACACCTCCTTCCAAAGCATGTTCTCCATCTGGTGCTGGTACATTACCATCATCTGTTTTAACAAATATTGGTAATCCAACAGAGAGTTCTTCTCCTTCATAAGTAAGAGTAAGTTCTCCATCAGCAGTTAAAATTTCACCAAAGGTTTGTTCGTTAGCAACTTCAGACATTTCTTCTTTTGTTTCCTCCACAGTTTCTTCAACTGCTGGCTCAACTAAATTGAAATGTTTTTTCACTAAATTTCTTAGTTCTTCGTTGTTCATAATAAACTCCTATTTTGGTTTTAACATTAATTGATTTAGAACGAACCCTCTACCGCTTTAGAATCTATAACTCTTAATGTTGTTCCATTAGAAAGTTCATAAGTCCCATCTGGCAGTATAGCTGTACGCTCACCATCTTTTAGAATAAATACTACCAAGGTTTCGTGGTCAATTACTATCTCTGTTCCACCTTTAGTAGTTCGGTAATAAAACTGATGTTTAGAAGCATTTATCATCTTATCAGCAAAAAAGCCTTCAACACTAAATCCTTTTACTCTACCAGTCTTTACCCATTCCTCCCATACACTTGAATTTTTCACCTTCATAATTCCAAACCATGTACCTTTTTCATACTTTTCACCGGTTAAGGCATATGATTTATCTTTCTCAGGGTCTTGAACCAACCAAGATTCAACCAATACAACATCTTCCAACTTTATATCTTCACTATGTTCTAAATTAGTTTGGTCTTGATTTTTATTCATCAAGTATTTGTAAGCAATCTTTTCAATGGTTTCTTCGGTAAAATATACCCAATACTCCCCATTATTTTCATCAAAACGATATATCAACTTACGAGGTATCATAAGAGGACCTGCTATAAGTTGTTTCTCATCTTCAAATTTTATTTTACTAAATGCAGATTGTTCTGCATTTTTATCTATTAAAGTTTCTGAATTAGGGTTTCTATTCATTGTAGGTTTAGCATTAACAGAAGAAGATTCATCTACACTTCTTTGTTCTGTTTTTCTTTCCCTATTATCATCCCCCTTCTCATATACTAATCTTGTCCAATAGTGTCTGCATCCATAAGAACCTTTGTATGTAAAAATATCATATACACCAAATTGTGAATTTTCTCCACTTATTGTCATTTGGTTTATATCTTCTTTTCTAAAGACAAGTCCTTTATCTAAAACCTTTCTACAAAAAGTTCTATTCTTAGAATCCTTTGGACCAGTATATTTGTATCTAATTCTAAACTTACCATAATCTTCTATGGAAGGTTCGTTGGGTTTAGAAGATATTGCGAACTTTTGTTCATCTTCTACCAATACCCAACCTGCCTTCTCTAACTCCTCTTCACTCTCTCCTATTTCATCCAAGCGTTCTAATATTTTATCTTGAGTATCTTGAGGTAAGTCTTGTATATATTTGTTTTCTCCCATTATCTCTCGGAGAATGTATTCTAATACTATATCATCAATATATCCTCTTATAACTTCTATATGTCCATCCATATAGGATATATCGTGTTTCATTCCTAGTAATTCATCAATCTCTTTCATCAAATCTTTAAAATCATCTAATAGAGTTTGTGCTTCACCTAGTTCTTCTAACTCTGCAACACCTTCGTGTATTACATCGTGTTCTATCTTAAATATATTATCTGCTATTTGTGCTGCAGAACGAATCATGCCTGCTGTTTCTTCATCAGGTCCCATTTCTATCAAGTGTAAGAAAGTACCGATAGCTCCTTTACACATATAGAAGTATTTAGTTCTATATCCTAATACATCTATATTTTCACCTTCATCAAAGTTATCAGGTTTCTTTATCTTTCTTAAGTTTTCAGTATATTGTCCAACTAACTTTCCGTCAACAGTTTCTATTAAAGCTGCTGGCCTATCTTCTGTTGGAGACAATTCAAAATCTGTTCCTGGTACTTTTAATTTACCACTTACTCGTAGTTCTTTAATTTGTCCTCTTCCTCTATCAGCATCTTCTCCTCTACCTGCAAATGTCCAAGATACATAATCACCTACTGAAAACCCACCTGCATTTTCTACAAATACATCTTTTGGAATTATATCACTACCTGTTGGTATATAATCTCCTATATCTGCTACATCTATCTCTCCTTCAAACAAACCTAATTCTTTTAATTTAGATTCTGCCCATCTCTTTCCACTTAAACCTCCCCACAAGTAGAATGAAATCGAGCCGCATTTAGAATTATCTGATGGGTCATAGTATTCTTCTGCTCTACTTAAATAAGAATACATCCTTTTGATTGTTTCTACTGAAATATTTTCTTTCTTAGCTAATTGTTGTGCTCTTTGTTTTCCCACCATAGTAGCACATTTATTTCCTTGTTTTTCATTTAGTTCAATACCTTTTTTAGCATTGTTACTAACTGAATCAGGATAATCGTTGTATGATTCAAATAAATGTTTCTGTGAGGAGAAATAAATCCAGTCGGATTCGATGGCTGGCATCTCAACCAACGCGATTTCTGACACACCCGAATCTTCATCGAATTCGTCTATCTCTAATGAAATGATTTTTGGAGCTTTGTAGTTTTCTAATTCTTCTATATCCATCTACCATATTATATAAAAATATATAGTGTGGTTAGATTTTTTTATACTATTGATTTGTAACTTTGTTTTAATGCTACTCTTCTAATTACAAATGGTTTTACATTAAACATATCTGCAAGTTCATTAGCTCTGTATTTACCTTTTGGTGATTTTATATATTTGTTTTTAGAACTCCAATAAACTTTTCTTATCCATTTAACTTGTTCATTTGTAAAATGTGCACGAGCATTTAATTCACCAGGACTACCACATTTTAATCTTAATTCTTCACATTCGTATTTTTTCTTTAGAACTTTAGAAAGCTTTTCTTTAGTTTCTTCTGAGAATTCTCTACCCTTACATGATTCAGATAATTTTTTTCTCCACTCATCTTTCCATATTCTACCTTTTTTAGATAATGGAGATTTTGGTTGAAAATTTAAGACTGTGTGTTTGTAATCTACCGCCATAAACTTTTCAACATAACCATATTCATCTTGTAATTCTTTTTCTCTTTTAGATGCAGTATCTATACAATTATGAGTTTCTAAGATTTCATAATCAGTATATCCTTGGTCTCTTACTATTCTTCTTTTTGGATTAATTGTACATCCAATTTTAACATTGGGTATGTGATAAATGTAATACATTTTATATTCTTTTTGTTATTATAACAACAAAGATACGAAAAATAATTGAGACTACCAAATAAAAAGTGTTAAAATTTTGTTAATTTCTACCAACA